CGGCGACCCCGGCCAGCACATCGACCCTTACCATGACATCGGACCTTACGGCCTCGATCAAGGCGAAGATGAGCCTAAAGTACGTGATCGGCGGCGTCACCTACTACGGGCAGGTGAGTTCGATTGCAAGCAATCTCCTGACGGTGAACGGTGCCCCACTTTCCGGCGATGTCACTGCCCTTTATTATGACGGCGGGACGCTGCGGAAAATAATCGTGATGGTCCCCGGCACTTATGAGGATGCTTCGAATACATCCCTGATTGCCAGTGATGTAAAATCCTGCGCTCTTAAGACGTGGGATCTTCCGGTATCCTACCTTGTCCACTACAAAGCCAGCAGCCTCACCCATGACTCCGGGGCTCATGGCCAGGCTTCCGTGAGGATCAATAATACCGAGATCAACACGACGGCCGGCGGGCTGACGATTGCCGCAAATGCAACGGAATACCAAACGATCGTCGATATCGCCACTGCCGCTTATGACATCAACCCCGGCGAGGCAATCGAAATTACAAGCGTGAAGGGCGGCAATGGGGATGCCACATATCTGACCGTTGAAATGACCTTCCTCACGCCGTAGGAGAATAAAGAATGCCCGAAATTTATGTAGGCCAAGAGGCCATAGACCGACCGGCTGCCGCCCCCGCGGGGTCTACTTACATTGCCGATGGTGCATTATCCGGCATAGGGGTAATCACGAAGGTCAAGGTGCGGTTTGCTACGGACGCCACGGGGGTTTATGTCGGTTTCGGGCATAATTCCGGCGGAAATGTCTGGATGATGGACACCGGGGCGGCATCCCTGGGAGATGTAACTGCCGGGGCCGAACGAACATTTCCGGGGCTGACACTTCAAGCCGCACACGCCGGAGATCTGTTGTGCATTTACTGCGCTACCGGGACGCTTGAGGCTACAGCAGGAGGCGACTCGTATGTTTCCGCATCCGCTCAAAATGAGGTCGGGGATGGCAGCCAATATCAGTTTAACGCCTATAATTACACGCTAAGCCTATACGGAACCGGCGTGACACCTCCCGCGGTCACAACCCAGACGCCCACGGCGATCACGGACACATCGGCCATCGGCCACGGCAATGTTACCGATGATGGCGGCGGGATCACCGAACGCTTTATCTGCTGGAATACTGCCGGCTCCCCTACCCATGCAGATAATGTCGTTTACGATAATGTGAACGCCACAGGGTCCTTCATAATGAATTTAATAAATCTTCCGCCGGGAACACTGATCCATTGCAAGGCCGGTTGCATCAATGAGACGGGAACAGTTTATGGCGCCGAAGAGGATTTCACCACCAACAATACTATTGGAAACAACATCATGATTTTTTGAGGAGGAACACTATGAAAAACGTATTTGCAAAACTACTGATCGCCGCGGTGATCCTGCTCATGCCGGGGGTGGGACTGGCGTTTCCTCCGACGCCGCTGGCGGTGGAGGCCAAGGTTCCCTTCTCTACTGGCACCTACGCGGCCAGAACCGAGCCGTGCGTGAATGGGGCAATATACTATGGAACCGATACAAAAACAGTATATGAGTGTTTCGATACGGCCTACTTAGCCACCTACGGGAAAGGGGCTGACGGATCATGGGGGATTGCATTAACCGCTAACACTGCTGAAGCAACCGGATCGGAACCACTCGGAACGGTGAAGGTATCCCTTGCCGGTAGTATGAGCATCATGGGTACGAACAGTGAGGATTTCGTAATCCAGCCGGGGAGCGCGGCCAACCAGGTTGATTTTAAATCCAATACGGGCGTTGATAATCTCAATTTACCAACCATGGCTATCACGTCACTTCTGAAAGTCTTGCCTATTGCGGCTGATTGTACCATCGGTTCGACATGCGACGGGACGAGCGCCAGGATTGCCAGAGGTGGCATCATTCTCGCTACGGCGGCGGTCAACATCACCCTCCCGGAGATCGTTGCAAGTTCTCCGACTGCCTCTCAAGTCACAATAGGGGCGTCGATCTGTATTATGTCCAGGGATCAGAATGAGGTTGTGACAGTGCATCCAAACGCTGCAGACTCGTTCACGCCGAAGGATCACGCGAAGCAGACTGCCGGGAATCACATGATTGAAACGGTATCGGCTTCGACGGGCGCGGGTAATATGATCTGTTTCCTTGCGGCTGAGGCTGACAACTGGATTCAGATGGGTACAATCGGAACATGGGATCATGAGTAGGAGGGGATGATGAAACGACTACTTTTTATACCGTTGCTTTTCCTCTGTTCTAACCTCTGGGCGGCGGGGTTGGTATTGCACACCACGTCGGGGTTTCTCCCCGTAGGTACGGCCTGCTCTTCATACGCAAGCGGCGGCGGCATTGCCTCTTATTCGAGTTACGGGACGAGCGCCGGTACGGCCTTTGGCGGTCTTGCTCGGTACGTTCCGGCGGCCAATATCACGCTCTGCAAGGTGGCGTTCAATCCCCATGCCGTGTCTGGCGACCTAACCGGGTTCGTCTTTACAGCATACGTCTACACTCAAGACGCGGCGGGTGACATTGTTGCGGCCTCCCCGCAATGCACCTCGAGTACCGTCCTTGGGCCATCCATTGTCGCCGACACGGACATGGTGTTTAACTTTACATCCTGCAACCTTGTGACCACGCAGGCGAATGGATACGCGATCGTATTCAAGCATAACCAAGCGGTTGGCGCAGGGAACTACGTCGCCATCCACGATTCGACGGATTTGATTTCCGGCGCTCATCTTTCATGGTTCACCGCAGCCGGGGCATTATCGACAGGCATTGACTACGCGACGGACAACCCAATGGTAACAATTTATAAGGTGGACTAATGAAAAAGCTAATCCTGATATTGATACTTCTCCTGCTCCTTCCTGGGGTGGCAAGAGCAGCTGATCCTGCTTGCGGGGCGGCGTGTACTAAGGTCGGAACGGTTTACACCTGTACCGACATCACCCGGAATTGCATCCAGGATGCCGTCACCGCAGCCACGACAGGGGACACAATCAATCTGGCATCCGGGTCTGCCACTTGGTATCAAGGCGTGACGCGGGTTCATGGTGGCGGGGCGATTACCCTTCACGGGGAAGGCGCGACCGGGGCCGGTAAGACGGAGATAACGAGTGCCATCACCGGGGCGCTGTATGAACGTGCTACCATCGACCTTGAGGATACCGCGTCCAGAGTTACCGGAATATCCATGATTGCCACGACAAACTATAACTATATCATAGCGGAGGGGCAGGGGTTCCTCATTGATAACTGTAAGTTCTCACAGACATTCCAAATCTCCAAATTGGTTATCCTGGTACAACCATACAGCTCCACGCACAACAACCCGTCGGGCGTCATCTGGAAAAATACGTTCATCAATTCCGGCGTCATCGTCTACGGGTCTGTCTATAGTTATTTGAGTGGCGCGACGACTTGGTACGGCGCGCTTGGACTCGGAAGTGCGGATGCGGTTTACATCGAAGGGAATACGGCAAGCATCGCAGCCCCAAAAACGGCGGCTACCGCAAACTTCATCGACTCAAACAGCGGTGGCAAGTACGTGGCCCGGTGGAATGATGTCACCGACATGTGGTTGATGGTCCACTCTGCCGATCCTCCCCGCGCCGGTCGTAAGTGGGAAATGTATTACAACAAGTTCGTCGGCACCGGTGGGTTCACCTCTCTCTTTTACCCCGCGTCAATCAGGGGCGGGACGGGCGTTTACTTCGGGAATACCGTCACGGGATCGTTCAACGATACTCAGCCATACCTTGACAATACCCGCTCATACGCGATGGGTGACGCCAACATGCTGCAATGTAACGGCAGTTCAACGGTCGACGGCAACACCGCGATCACGGCGGCCATCTACGGAAGCGACAGCACGGGCGTTCATGGTGGCGGTGACGGGGCGACCCTCCACGTTGCCGGGAAAGCATGGACGGCTAACAAACTCGTTGGGATCACCGTTTACAATCTTGCCGATGCAGGGGCGAAGTGTATCATAACGGGGAATACCGATCACACCGTGACCTGTACTCTGGCAGGCGGGACACGCGACCACTGGCACGACGGCGACACGTTCAAGATCACGGACGGCTGGCCCTGCCGGGATCAGATCGGGCGCGGCGCGGATGCGGCCGCTATGACGGAATGGGCGACGCCCTCGACGCAAACCACACAAGCAGCCCATGCGTGGGGGAATACCGGAAACTTCATTGTCGGGATTGGCGATGCGGCGAATATGTCGCAGTGGATTCGTAACGGGTTCGACTACTTCAACGAAGGCGTCTCCGGGGCGTATCCTGGCCCGTTCACCCATGCCGACGGTATGTCCTACACGGCACGGGATTGTCCCGATCCGCGAGCTGCGGCGGTTGATGCTACATTGACGGGGGCGACATGCGATCCCACGACAACAGGCGCGAGTGGATACGGAATATCGGGCGGCGGCGATGTAACGGCTCCTTCGGTCACAGCCTTCGTGATCCCCTCGACGGCAGCATCCCTCTCCGTTGCTATCTTGTCCTTCACATGTACGGATGCAGTCGGAGTGACGGGATACTGTGCAACTTCAGTGAACTCCTCTATAGGTTGCTCATGGTCTGGTTCAGCTCCATCGACCATGACATTCTCCTCTACCGGGGCACAGACCGGGTATGGTTGGTGCAAGGACTTGGCAGGAAACATCAGCGCGGCGTCCACTGATACCACGGTAATTACGCTACCTCGTCCGGCGATCATGACCGGCGGTTCATGTACGGGGTGTACAGTCACATTCGGGACAATAGTGGCTTTTGAGAGTTACACGAATATTATCACCTATGCTGATGCCTCCTTATCGGGAACCCCGATTCTGATAAAAATCATTACAGGGGGGGTGCCTTACTACACAAAAGCGTACCCGAGCATTTCTGTACTTTCCGGAGACTTGGGAAGCGTATCTCTTGATGATATATTGGCAGCGTCAGACGCGACTCTATCAGGCGTACCTCTACAATTCACGCTCGCGTCTAACGGCGTGAATTATTATTTCACTGGCTACCCAACAGCCAGTGCCATGGCGTCATTACAGGGCACATACTATCTTAACTGGACTGGATTGCCTGCGACTACGTTGTCCGGGACTCCACGCGTTGTCAGAATGTATATCAATGGTACACCCTATTATATGAAAGTCTACCCCACAAAGGAATAAGGAGGAATTTATGCGAGGCTACCCCAAATACATCGCTACAAAGCAGGATTTAATAAACCTGCTCGCCATGCCGGAATATCGAAACCAGGCGCAAGCGGATATGAAAAAGATCGCTGATGTCGCGGATGACAAAGTCACCCGGACAATCAGCATCGCCGCGGACGGTTCGGCGGTTACGGAGGAAATCATCAATCCCCTTCCTCTCTGGAAGCAAAAGGGATTTACAACCCGGAAGGTGCTGTCGGCTCTGATCACGAAAGAGGCAGCGGCTGATGTGATTCTGGAAGAAAAGCCCGTCGAGGAAGGGCTTTCGGAGGAGGTGATTCCATGAACGCAAAAGTCACCAAGGACATGAGCGACAACATCAAGGCGGCGGCAATCCTCGCGGATTTCTACGGCTACAAGACCGCCTATACCGACGCCATCGGATCGCGTGGCGGGCAGATCCTGAACGACAAGAGCGGATCGCCGAAGGTCGTGACGTTTAAGGGCTCGAACAACATCCCGCTGAAGATAGGCGACAACTGGTTTTTCTGCGACACGGACGCAGACATCACGATCCCAAACGATCTTGACGATTATCTGGCCGATAGCGTAGTGGAGGACGGCACCGGCACATGGACTGCTGCTTCCGCAAACGTGTCGTTTTCGACGGACACCGGGCAGGTGAAACTTGCCGTTGCCGCCGGATTTACCACGGGCCTGGTCGGGTACATCGACTTCGCGGCGAAGGATTTCTCCACGACTGGGAAGAACGCGATATCGTTTCTGATTACATCGAGCATCAACCTGTATCACGGGGATCTGCAATTTCTCGCGGATGAACACTCGGCCTGCGCCTCTCCATCGTGCACACTGACTGTACCGGGACTCAAGGCAGGCGTGCAAACGCGGGTGATCCTGTCCTTTACCGCGCTTGCGGCGGACAGGGACGCAATCATCTCGATCGGGCTGAGCGCCACCCGTGATTTCGGCGCGGCGGATATCTGGATCGACGACATCAAGACGACCTCGATCGAGGCGGGCAAGGATTATTGCGTCTACGCCTGCGACAATTCCGGGACGCTGGTGTTCAAAGTCAGCAAGGCGACGACCTACCCGGCGGGGTTCGCGGCGGCGACCTCGCGGAAGATCGGCGGGTTCCACACGCTGGCCCTGGACGTCGGCATTATGGATGTGACGCTGACGGCCGCTGACGTGCCGCACGACGCCGGGACAATCCTGATCGACACGAAAACATACACGTTCAAAACCACGCTTACCCCGACGGAGGGGGAAGTGTTGATCGGCGGAAGCGCCGCCGCTGCCATGGACAATCTCAAGGCGGCCGTCAACCACACCGGGACCCCGGATACGGATTACAAGTGCGCGCTCGCCCATCCGACGGTGCAGGCAACGACGAACACGAACACAACGCAAAAATTCCAGACGAGGACCGCCGGGGCGATAGTGTCAACCATATCCACCTCGGCAACCCATTTAACGTTCTCGCCCAGCGGTTGCCCGCTCGGGCATACATTGGAGCTGTTTGCCACGGCGGACATCATCCCGCACTCGATCTGGGATCTCAAGCACCGCCCCCGGAGCGCCCCGGCGGGGATGGTGTTCTCGCCTCGCACGGGCAAATGGGCGGATATCTATCTCGTTTCCGGCACGGGGGCGTCTTCCCTCTCGGTAAACGGCGGGACGATCTCGGATACCCGCGACTGGAACGATTTCGTGGATGACGCGGGGATAGTCAACAAGCGCCTGCCGACCGACAGCGAACACCAGTGCTTTTCGACAGGCTGCAACGAAGAGACGAACATTATCGGGTCCGCCGATCCGGTTACAACGGGGCCGCACATCGACACCGCCGGGCGGCGCATGATCACCAACATCGGCTGCGAGGATATCGCCGGCGTGATGTGGCAGTGGCTGCAGGATCAGAGTTACCGCTACACACCGGACGGAACGTCGCTCACCGCGGCGCAGACCTGCGCGGTGACGCACGCGGCCTCTCCCGGAGGAAACCCGATCTACCTGAAATACGGCACGGACGGAGATGCCTATCTGTGCTGCAACATCGCCGCGGATACCGTGGACAAGTTCATCACCTTCGGGACGCTGTACAAGCTCATCATCAAGCATGACGTCAACGCGAACACGGGATTGCCGGTGTATTTTGACGATGACGGAACCGCCCCCAACCGCCTCCTGGTCAACAACACCCTGAACGGCGGCAAGGACGTTTACATCATGGCCAACAACGCCGATTTCTGGCTGCCCGTTATCCATAACGCCAATGCAGCCACCACGGGGGTGGCAATCTCCTACGACGATGGCGCGGATGAGCGGCTGGAAGGCACGCTGGCCGGAGGGGTAAACGCCAACATGGACCTCTCGTGCGGCACTGGGTTTAACTACTACAATCTGCCCGGAACAAAAGGGTCTCTATATAGGCAGGGCGGAACGGCGGATGTAAAGCTGGCCGCGGGCGGCAATTGGAACAGTGGCTCGGGTTGCGGTTCGCGGGCTCGTTATGCGTATTACTCTCGCTGGGACACGAGTACGAGTTTCGGCGCGCGCTTCGTCTCGGAGCCACTATGACGGAAAACGGAGAAAACGGAAGACGTCGCCGAAATTTTTCGGCGACGGAGCGAAGGCGGAAGGGTTTGTACAGGCCATGAAGTCATTGTCGAAGCTGGCCGCGATCGACACCGGTGCCCATGTCTCGGGCGTCCACGGAGACGCCAACACCGACTACGCAGGCAACCCGAACAGCATGGGCAGCAAGCCGGACATAGGGGCTTACGAATATCAGCCTGCAGGATATGGCAGGTGGACATTTTAATAAATTCTGGAAGTGAGGGTGACGTGAATGACCGAATCCACTATCCAAGTTTTCTTCTCTGCGGCTACACTGTTCGGTATTCTTGCGTATGTTATCCATGCAGTCTATACCGGCTATAAGGAACACAAGAAAATAGTGTTTCAAAAATTATACGACCTTGACAAGAAGAAGACCGACGAAGAAGATTGCAAGGAATGGAGACGGTTGGAAGAGAAGAATATGGATGAACTCAAGGGAAGTATTGAAAGACGGAGAATGAAACGATGAGGGAAACGATTGTAAGGAAACTCGTTCCTGCCTGCTTATCTATCATGACATTAATCTCCCTCTTTTGGTGGGGAGAAAGGTCATATTGGATGTATTGGGATTTCGAGCCCCTGGTTGTATATGGCATCACAGTTACGAATCCTAACCGGGAAGTCTGCCAGGGAAGCATCATGAAATATGATATAGATTTTGACAAGCGTATGGAGGCTTCCTGTACGGTGAAACGCGCATTGGTGAATGATTATCTGGTTAACTATGAACCCGTGCATCCTCCTCGGAAGGCATTGGGGCGGCAGATTGCGAAAGGCGATTTGTTTGTCCCGAAGATTGCCGAAACCCATCCATGGATGATGAGATGGACAGCAGAGTGTGAGGTTGGCCCATATAAACGAATCATTGCAGTTACAAAGGAAAGTTGTAAATTCCATGTGGTTGATTGTAGTGGAAGTAATAAAGGCCCGAAGGGTGAACCAGGCCCTGCGGGTAAGAACTTCTGGGGGAAATGATGAGGGCCCGGATAGTCCGTCTCGAAACTTCGGATCAGGGGGCAATCGGGGTGCTCCTGCTTGATTATGTGATATTCTGCTTTACCTTGGAACCGGACGAGAACGAACGAGGAAAGCTCTACATCCCGCAGGGAGGCTATCATTGCCAACGATTCCATGGCACGAAATGGCCGAACACCTTTGAGATTGAAGTTCCGGGGCATACAGCGGTTCTCTTCCACGCCGGAAACGTGGAGGCGGACACCCTCGGATGCGTTCTCCTGGGTTCTTCTACGGGGAAGTTGAAGGGCAACCGGGCAGTCCTGAATAGTGGGGCGACATTCCAAGCGTTTCTCGACATAACAAAGAGTGTGGATAATTTCCCACTCTGGATTGAGGATAGATACTGATATGGATCTTATAGGTATCCAGACGCGACGGGATCAGATCATTAAACTCGCCAACGAGATGGTGGCGCTTGTGGAAGGGGCTTCCCCGGTGACTCCCCCGGAGCCTTCCCCGGGGGAAGGGGATACGCGGCGCTACCTCTATACCGGCATGGTGATGATCGGGGATAACATGTACGTCCGCAACGCTACCGGCAGCCACATCAACTGCCAGTGGACGCGGGAGGGATTCCTGAACGCCATCTATGATTCGGCAAAGGAGATCGGCAGGCGCATCAGCATCATCAACGGAACGCCCCTCGACGGGGATTGCCCGACATCCCCGGAGGGTTCGCACCGGGAAGGAAACGCAGTGGATTATTCTTACTTCCTGGGTGTGGCCGATCAATTTGACGATGCGGCGAACCTGGCCTTTGTCCTGGCGTTCAACCGGAAACTCCCCTCCTATCGGTTCAGGATGGACGAGGAGCTGAAAACGGTCCTGAAAGCTAAGGCATCGGCCCTGTATGACCGCCCAACGGTGCTCCTGGTATCCGACATCATCTGGGGAGACACGCCGCCTGGGGCTTACAATCACGATACCCATTGCCATTTGGAGAAGCGATGATCGACCAGGGAGTTCTCGGGTTGGGCCTGACTGTGGTGAGTGTGGCGGCATACATCTACTGGATCATCATGCTTGAGGTGTTCGGGGAATGACTCGGATTCTTTCGCCATTGATCGTTGGCTATATCGACAACAGCAACCGGGCCGCGATGCACGAACCGTTTGGATTCCAATCTGACGTGCTGAAAAAGGCGGGATTACAAGGCGAAATATGGGGGCCGGCGGGGTTCGTTTTCGACTTTGAATCAATCCCGAATCCGATCCGGGGGCCGATAGGGGAGAACAAACGAGGCGGGGCGGCTCATGATATTCTGTCGCGGAAGAACGTCTGCCCCGGAATTACGAAAAGCATTGCCGCCGATGTCTATTTTGAGATCATGGAGTATTGCGACTCAATCGACATGCAACGGTTCAACCATAATCCTGGGATAGCTAACGTTATCATCGTGCCCTATGTCAAGACGAGGGACTGGGCCCGGCGATGGGCAAAAAGCACGATCGTTCGCTGGTGGCCTGGGGATTACTGGCAGAAATATGAATTAACGGCTACCTGCGAAGAGATCTACGGGGCGGCTGGCGACCCCTACGTGACAGTAGAAAAGCTGGATGAGGCTGCCAATCGAACGAAACCCCAAATACATCCATGATTGTATTTATGGCTTTCAGGGTTGGTTTTTTCGTCTTCCAGCGGGTAGCGGCATCGCGGGAATGTACCTTTTCATTAAAAATAGTGGCATTTCCGGCGCATCGTTCCCTTATTATGCGCTGGATATTATTATAAAATATCTCCTGATTCCACTCCATACAATCCAACTTGAAAATAATTGTAAAAAAAGCTTGACTTTATACAATCACGATTGTAATGTGGCCTCAACAGCGTAACATCAACCATGTAGAGGCAAAACATGAAACCACAAACAACCCGAAATTTCAAGAAGAATCTATTTTATTCAAAGCTTTGCCTGCTCGGTCTCAATTTGACTGCGCTGGGCGCTCAACTTAACCCTCCTGTCAAGAAGCATCGCGTTTGGCAGATCGCTCACTTCACTGAGCCGGAGGATCGCCTCAAGGAGATCGCGGCGATCCTTGGAACGAACGTGCAAACAATCTGGCCGAAAAAGAATGAGGCTGCGTGATGCAACTCCAATTCGATTTCACCGGGAAGAAGGCAGAAACGACGCGAGCCTAATGCCCAAATACTCGCGATGATTGAAGAGTCCATCTCCGCAAGGAGTTGACACACCGCTCGAAAAAGGAGGCGCATCATGTACCAAGAAATGATCCGGCAAGAAACGGCACGGCAAGGATTCATCGGCACTGATCCTCGGCACATCGAAGCATTTATGCGGGTTGAATATGGATGCCTCGATGGTTTGTCGCAATCCAAATTCCGGCAGGAAATAAAAACAAGCATTGCCTGCATACGCGAAGGCGGAGTTATAGCCGCCGAATCGCTGGCAAAATCATTCGGATTATAGGGAGGTCGTCATGCTCAAGCTGACGATCGAAGAGAGCCTTACCGGGCCGCTGGCTCATCCGCCAACCAGGCGGGGAAGGTGCCAGGACTCAAGAAGAAAGGGGATGCAGCGTCAGCGTAGGTCCACGATAACGAGGAAAGGAGGCCAGAAATGCCAGGATTCATCCACGAGCTAGGAAAAGAAGCAAAGGACAAGATCACCGGAATCAAGGGAGTCATTGTTGCGCGGATTGAATATCTCTTCGGATGCAACCAGTACGGGATATCTCCGCGAGCCGGGAAAGATGGGAAGCGTCTCGACACCGAGTATTTTGATGAAGGGCGGATCGAGATCATAGGGAAGGGCGTTACCCCGGAAAGCGTCAAGGCGAAGAAGCCGGGACCGGATTACAACCGCGATGCGCCCCGGTAATCGGAAGTAGCGGCAGCGGTTTCCCGGTAGCAGCCGAACGAAAACCGGAGGGGAGAAGTCCACGGGGCGGCGGGGGTATGAGCCCGCCGCCCACTCTTAAAGGAGGGATCATGGCAAAGACCAACACAGCAGAAGAGACAACAGACCGCGAATGGGAGGAGTTCAAGAGGCAGGTCCGGAGCGTCACCATCGTTCTCGGCAGCCTCCTGTTCGCCCCGGTGATCATCCTGATCGGTGTCGGATACGGAATCAGGGCCGGGCTCATCGCCGGGACGGAAAAGACGCTGGAGCTTCTCAAGGGATGGGAGGTGTGACGATGGATCATCTTTTTTGGACAGGGTTAGCAGTGGGGATAATCATCGGCGCCGTTCTCGGGTTGCTCATCACGGCCCTGGTGATCGCGGGAAGGGAAGACGCGAAGTACCTGGGCCAGCACGGGGCCCTCCACTGCCGGCCGGTGAACGATAACGGGGTTTTTAAGTATTCGATCGGATGTGATGAAAATACAACCATCGGGCAGATACGGGACTGGCAGCGCGTCAACCTGCGGATCGCGGATACCCATGACTACAAAATGGACGCTGTGAAAATCTGTGAGCCGGATGAGGTGAAACAATGACCCGCCGCGTCAAGTGGGCCATCATCGGAACCCTCGTCATCCTCGCCTGCCAGTGGGGAATAGGGAGGATTTTGTAATGGCTGAGGTCTTTGTAAAAATGAAGGACGGGACAAATAGGGACTTCCGGTATCAAGGGCGCTGCGGCGGGAGCTATACCAATAGCGTGCGATATGAAGGAGCTTTTGCCATCATCAAAGATGAGTGGGGAACGGAAACGGTCATTCCCGCTGACGACATCGCAGAAATAAAAATAACCCATAACAGGTGAGGAAATGACACGAGAAGAAGAGCTTGAGATTGCATTAGCGGAAAGCCTAAAGCTCCAAAGTCACTACGCGGAGTTGCTGAATATTTATGATGGTGGTTTACGAAGAGGATTTGAAACTACTGGCGCATGGATCGCGCGGCTCAAGGAAACGGGGACCATTAAGCCATGAACCTCAAATGGCTCACCGCCCTAATCTTCATCATCCTGGCCTACATGCTCGGCTTCCTGATCATGTTCGACAGGCCGGTGCCATACGAAAGGTTGCCCGCATGGTCGCCCGCCGAGCTGAAAGTAGTCAAAGGGTTGATGAAACAGCATGGCATTGCGACGGTGATCAGGAGCGAGGCGGGGGCATACTTCGTGAGGGATGGGCAGAGGATTTGGTTATCTAAACGAGAATAGGGAGGGGCAATGAAATACTCATTCACGGGAGAAGTAAAGGTTGAATTTGGTATCACGTTACGCCGGATAAAATACGACGAAACAGGGGAAATCGGCGGGTGGATCGAAAAGGAGTTGAACCTTTCAGTCTCCGGCGATGCGCGGGTCTCCGGCGATGCGTGGGTCTACGGCGATGCGCAGGTCTACGGCGATGCGCAGGTCTCCGGCGATGCGTGGGTCTCCGGCGATGCGCAGGTCTACGGCGATGCGCAGGTCTACGGCGATGCGTGGGTCTCCGGCGATGCGTGGGTCTACGGCGATGCGCGGGTCTACGGCGATGCGCGGGTCTACGGCGATGCGCAGGTCTACGGCGATGCGCAGGTCTACGGCGATGCGCAGGTCTACGGCGATGCGTGGGAAATAACACCGCTCTGCATCCATGCCACTCGGTGGAGCGTGTCGGTATCCTCAAAAACCACCATATCTATTGGCTGTAATACGCTGACACCTACCGAGTGGGATGAGCGCGGCGATGATTTGGGAAGAAAGGAGGGGATGACCGATACGCAAATGGCCGAATACCGGCTCTATGTTGATCTTTGCAGGGCATGGATGGCTATCTATTGCAAGTGAGCGGGCAGAGGATTTGGTTATCGAGGAGGGAGTCATGATCGGAAACGAATGGACGCAGGGGATTGATCGGCTGAAAGAGGAGAACGCCACCCTCCTGAAGGCGAACAGTGACCTCCTGGCGGACCTCCTGCGGGAGCGTAACAAAGGGGAGCAGATCCGGCGGGGGATGGTCACGATTCTGGACATGATGAGCATAGAGAGGGGGAAGGGATGAAGCTCAAGATAATCAAGCACCTGATTCGCTATATCTTTCGCCGCTGGCCCTATCTGATGATGGACGTAGTGATACCGGACGGAAGCCATATCCAACGTGATTGGAACTGGAAACGAAAAGGGGCGAGGGGATGAAATCATGTATGAATTATCAGTGCTTGAAATGCGGGACGTTCTTCTCCCGGAAAGCCGGGTGCTGCGGCCCGGTTATCAGGATCAAGACGCCGCGATGGATTATCCCGTTGCCTGTGACTGCGGGTACACAGGTTTTCGGGAGGATTGTCAGCGGGGAGAATGCCCGAATTGCGGCGGAAGGGTGAGGAGATCATGACCTGGATCGCCTACATGACTCAAAGCGGCAAGGATGTAATTCTCAAGATCGGAACGAGGGAGGAGTGCCAGACGGCGATTGATGCGGTCTCAGGTACTCCCGGCATAACCAAAATAGGCATGAAACGAGAGAGGGAGGGGAAACATGAATGAACCAGCATTACACGAAATGACGCAGTATCAGGGCGCGGCCGTAGTCAACTTCGAAGAGTACGCAATGACCTCGCAGGGGGTATTGAAGCAGGTGCAAATCATCCAGGACGTCCTTCATGGCGTGATGAAGATAGATGAGCATTACGGGACGATACCAGGGACCAACAAGCCGTCACTTTATAAGGCCGGCGCAGAAAAGCTGTCCCTTACCTTCCGGCTGCGCCCTGAGTATGAGATCCGCCGCTCAGACCTCGGCAACGGGCATCGGGAATACGAAGTTGTCTGTACCCTTTACCATATCCCCACAGGGCAGAGCATCGGCCAGGGGGTAGGGTCCGCAACGACGATGGAGGGGAAATATCGTTTCCGCCCCGGTCCTGTCGAGTTTACCGGGAAGCCAGTTCCGAACGCATATTGGGACGATCCGAAACGCGACCTGTCACACATCGGCGGAAAAGGATTCAGCGCCAAAAAGAACCCGGAGACAGGCCAATGGGAAATTGCCATCAAGGGGGAGATGGTAGAGCATGACAATCCGGCAGACTACTACAACACAGTTCTGAAAATGGGGAAGAAACGCGCCCACGTTGACGCCATTCTCACGGCGACTGCGGCAAGCGATATCTTTACTCAGGATGTTGAGGACATGCCGGAAGTCATACCAGGGGCGAAGAAAGAACCGGAGAAACCCCCGATCAAGGAGCCGGAAAAGAAAAAGCCCGAAGAGAAGAAACCAGCCGGCGAGCAAACCGCCACCGTCATCGTCTCCGACGTTACCCATAAGGACGGGGAGAAGAACGGGAAGTCATACCGCGTCTTTACGGTCGTGGACGCCGAAGGGGTAAAATACGCGACCTTCTCCGATACCTTCGCCGATCTCGCAACATGGGCAAAAGAGAACAAGATTCCGGCTTGTATCACCTTCACCGTGGGGCAGTACGGCAATAAGATCACCAATCTGACAGCCGAAGAGAGGGAGGCAGGAGCGGAAGGATGATCACCTTCGACCCCGCAACCCACGCTTATCAGATCGACGGCCAGACGGTCCCATCGGTTACGACTATCCTCAAGGACATGGGATTTGTTGACACCTCTTTTTTCACCGACTATGCGCGGGAGCGGGGGTCATTGGTTCATCGGATCATTCATTGGCATGTCACGGGGGAGTTAGACGAGGCCACGATTGATGATTCTTTCCGGGGCTATTTTAACGCATGGCTGGCCTTCGAGAAAGACACAGGCTTTGTATCGGTGGAAACGGAGAAGCCCCTGGGGAGCATCCTGCACCGTTTTTGCGGTACTCCTGATCATATCGGGATGCTGAACGGATCACAGGCAATTATAGATTGCAAAACCGGGGCTATCTATCCCCATGTCGGATTACAGTTGGCCGGGTATGAAATTCTCCGCAACGAAGGAATTAAAGACGGGGGGATGCTTCGATGTAAACGGCTCGCGCTACAGCTTAAAGAGGACGGGAAGTATTCACTTAAACCTTTTGCCGACCGGCAGGACCGGGGAATATTCCTCGCGTCCCTGTCCTGCTGGTGGTGGCAGCGAAACAATGGGGGGAGAAAATGACAGCAGAACCAGCGTTTAAGCTCGTACCGAAAGAGGATGAAGTCACCCGCGAGGTGGCAACCGTGGAGACCCAGGCGAAGGAGTTAAAGGTGGTTGACGCCGCCTCGTATATCGCCGCCGGGGAACTCTGGAAAGGGATCAAGGCGCTACGGGCGAAGGTAGCGGATACGTTCGACGACATTATAAAGGCCGCTCACCTGGCGCACAAGAAGGCGGTCGAAAAGAAGAAGATGCACGATGGGCCGCTTGACGCTGCCGAGCGGATGGTGAAGCAGGCAATGAGCGTCTATGATTTGGAAGAAGAAAAAAAGCGTCAAGCCGAGCAACGCCGCCTTGAAGAGATCGCACGGAAGGCGGCAGAGGAGCAAGCCCTTATGGATGCCATCGCCGCAGAGGACGAGGCGAAGCGGAACGGGGCGACAAAGGAAGAGGCCGCACAGGAAGCGGAAACGGTCATGGCCGAACCGGTCTATGTTCCCCCTGTAGTTCTCCCGAAGGCCACACCGAAGATGCAAGGGGGGCCGGTCTATCGAACCATCTGGAAGTTCAGAATCAAGGATGTCAACGCCATCCCCCGCCAGTACATGGTGCCGAATGAGGTTGCAATCGGCGGGGTTATCCGGTCCCTGAAAGGTCAGGCGAACATCCCCGGTATCGAGGTTTATGAGGAACGGTGCTGACAAGCAGGAATGCCGGAAGGGGTGCCCGGTTTGGCCGGAGTGAATCAAAGGGCGGGCGCGAAAGCGTGAGGGTGAGTAGCTGCACGGCACCAAAAGCAGGGATAAGGCACCCAACCCTGCCCCGCCCGACTTAAGAAAGGAGTCCCCATGCACGACATATCCAACGAAACATTGCAGAAGATCGCCGGCACCATCGAGGCCCTTTTAATCGAACAGCAGGAGGGCATCGCCTTCGCCTATAAACGGATACCGGACGGTATAAAGGTGTCCATCGGCGTCAACCTGGACCCGATCTCTACGGGCGTATGTGTGAGCTACACCGTGTCCTATCCGCTACAAGCTGCCCCGGTCCCTGCCGAGAAATGCACGGTGAAGAAGCAGGAGATGATCGGGGATAGCGAGCCGCTATTCGGAAGTGTGACCATCACCGCGGAAGGGGCAAAGCGAGCACTTGATGGACTTGAGGAGCATGATAAACGCTACCGGATGGAGGGGAAATGACACTCACCTTCGGATCATTCAAGGGGCGGGAGCTATCAGACCCGGCCATACCTGACAACTACATCCGCTGGCTTGCGTCCAGGGGTGCCTACTACAAGCCGGAGAACCGCTTTGAGACTGACTGGAAGGTGCCTATTGATGTCAGCATTTACGCCCGTCGGGAGATGGGACGGAGAGGATATCGGCACAACGGGGAAAGGTGGGAGTGGAATGGATAAGACGTATCGCTACCCCGTCCCGCAGGTGAGGGAAGCGGGGATGGTTTTGGAGGCTGCATGGAGATAATCAGGGTGTTCCCCCGCAAGACGAAGGCCACGCCCGACGATGACCATGTGCGTTTCGGACCTCCGGGGATGTTCGATGAGGCGGATGAGGTCCATGTCTCTGTGGCCTTCACCTATGACCTGCCTCGCGCCGAGTGGCTGGCGAAACAATGGGCGCACGTGGCCCCGGTGAGGATCGGCGGACCCGCAACCGGCGAGAAGAGCGGGGATTTCGTGCCAGGAATGTACCTGAAAAAAGGATATGTGATCACCTCGCGGGGATGCCCGAATCGGTGCTGGTTCTGTTCGGTCTGGAAGCGGGAGGGGGATGTCCGGGAATTGCCGATCACGGAAGGTTGGAACGTGCTGGACGATAACCTTTTGGCCTGTTCGGAGAATCACGTACGATCGGTATTTTCGATGCTCAAGAGACAGCCAGAAAAGACGCAGTTCACGGGCGGACTTGAGGCAAAGATTCTGAAGGACTGGCATATCGATATATTGTACGACCTGAAGCCGCAGCGGGTGTTTTTCGCCTACGATACCGAGGATGATTACGAACCTCTGGTTGTTGCCGCCGAGAAGGTGTTTTCTGCGGGGTTTTTGTCAAAGGCTTCAAATAACATACGGGCATTTGTCCTCATGGGGTTCAAAGGAGATAGCTTCGCCGATGCAGAGAGACGGTGCAGGGCAGTCCTGCGAACGGGGATATTCCCGATGGCTATGGTTTGGCGCGACACAGACGGACGCCGAGATCCGGCATGGGTAAAATTTGCATGGCCGTGGTCAAGACCAGCCAGTATCAACGCGATGAAAAAGGTCCCAGAGAGACGGGAACCGGGGATGGTTTTGGAGGCGTTTCTATGACCCCCCTCGACTCCCACGGACGCCCGATCCGGTGCGCCCTCTTTGGGTGCAATCGTACCGTTAAGCGGGGCGGGAACGGGAAGCCGCTAAAGTATTGCGATAAGCATCCTAGGCGCCATCACAGAAAAGCAAAGAAGAATAAAGAGATGGAGAAGACAGTGCAAGTATCACATGAGGAATTAAACAGGCGGTATCGGGAGGCGAGGGGGTTATGCGCTTAACCGAAGAGGAGTACTTCAAGTTGATCCACCGCGTTCCATGCCCCACGGCTGGGACGCAAACGGGATGGCCGTACACTCCCGAAACGTGCGGATCGTTTCCAAAACCGTCGAAATACCATGCGGTTTTAACGGAAGTCGACAACATCAAGTTCCAGAGCAAAAAAGAGGCGAAATATTACCGGGAATTGCTGTGTCGGGTTCATGCCGGGGAGGTGAAATACTTTCTTCGGCAGGTTCCGTTTCGTCTCAAGGGAGGCGTCAAATACGTGGTTGATTTCATGGAGGTGTGGGTAGATGGTTCGATTCATTTTGTAGATGTAAAAGGATGTAAAACAGAAATGTACAGGGTCAAAAAACGGCTCACCGAGGCGGAATATCCGGTGAGGATTGAGGAGGCATGAGTGGCACGACCTAAGAAACAGAAAGTTGACTACTTCCCGCACTATTGCGACCACGGGAAAACCCTTTTCATCCTCGAAACGAAATGGGGAAATGACGGGTACGCGTTCTTTTATAAACTCTGTGAGCTGCTCGGCAGAAAAGAGGGGCATGCTTACGATTGCAGCAGCGTCGATGCCTGGGAATACCTTATGGCGAAAACCCACCTTGATCCGGTTATGGCGGTCAGTATCATCGATAAACTTGCCGACCTGAATGTGATCGACCCCGCCCTTTGGGGTGCCAAGATCATCTGGATGCAGTCTTTTGTGGACTCAATCACGGACGTTTACAACCATAGAAAGGTTGGAAAACCCCTTCCCCCGGCATTACGGATAGCCGAAACCCCGTTGAACGGGATTTCAGACCTCAGGAATCCACAAAGTATAGTAAAGGAAAGTATAGTAAAGGAAAGCATACCATCGGAGTTTCAGCCGCAGAAACCCTCACCTGTTGATAACTCAGAAAACCCTCCCCCCCTACCTGATACGGATGAGCCAGCAGGAGAACCCCCGGCACCGGATCGGAAAGAGGCTCTTGAAAAAGAACCAAAGAAAAACCCTACCCCTTCCCGGAACACCCACGGCGAAAGGTGGACAAAAAAGCAGGGACAGGATCTTGAAGAGCTCATAAAAGAAATCCAAACCAAGATCAAACCATATCCCTTTCAACAGGTCTACCAATTTACCCAGACGTATTACAACAGGGCAAACCCGGACGCGATTCTTAAAGTCCTTCAATCGTATCGAACGAAGATCTTGAAAGGGGAAGTGATTCTCAAGCCCCTGGAATACCTGGTAGCTGCCCTGATGGGATCCACCAAGACCGGGAAGGCTGGGGAAAACGGGAAGTTTGAAGCGGCTGAATCAGAGCGCAGGAATGAAGAGTTTAAAAAGCAAGACCCAAAGGGATTTGAATCGATAGGCTCTATTTTGGCCAGAGCATCCCCATAGGAGGCCCTTATGGACGACGACAACCCCACGGTACAAGAGGATATTGGATACAGGAGGCAGGGAATGGGAGAAGCGCGGCAGAAGGCAAGGCCACAATTAGAGTTGGTTAAAGTGCGGTTTAAACATGGATTTTTAGCAGGGACAGAAACCATGCTTAATACAGAGCTTGCTACTGAATTGGTTGAACGGATGATGGCTGAGTATGTCGATCGGCAGCCTGGGGAGGAAGGGTAGTCATAAACAGCGACAAGATCATAACATGAGGTAATAGTCATGATCCATATCAAGGGAAAACTTGAAGGAATAGATGAACTTACGGCGAAATTAAAAGCCATGCCGGAAGTGATCGAGAAGCCCACTACCGTCTCCACCCTCACCCCTGCGGCATACAACCCCCGGAAGATCACAGACAAGCAGCTCTCTATGCTAGCCAAGTCTATGAAAGAGTTCGGCGATCTTTCTGGCATCGTCCGGAACGTGAAGACCGGGAACCTGATCGGAGGCCACCAGCGGGTGAAGAACCTCGACCCCTCCTGGCTAATCATCTCAAAGCCTCATACCGACAAGGCCGGAACCGTCGCTCTTGGATACATCGACACCCCGTCCGGCCGCTGGCAATACCGGGAGGTCTCCTGGCCGGAGAAGAAAGAGGCAGCCGCAAACATCGCCGCGAACAAGCAGGGTGGGGAGTTCGACATGCCGAAGCTTAAGGAAATCATCTTGACCCTTGACGACTGCTCTTTCGATACGGAGCTGATCGGCTTCAATTCCCACGAGCTTGAACTGATGATGACGGCGGTTGGTATTCTTGATCTTACGGGCGGCGATGGGGAAAATAAGCAAACTACTTATGACAAACTGGCCGATAAAAAAGGCGGCGTTCTTTTCAACTTTGGGGATATTCAACAAAGCATCCCCTTTGAGGTTTATGAATCCTTTTATGCGAAAATTAATATGGGCAACGTCAAGGAATCCTTGATTGAGGAATTGAGCAAATGAAAATTGCCGTAATAGATTCATCATACCCACTTTCAAAAATGCAGTATGGCGTTTCCGCGTCTTATCTCGTTTGGGAATTATTGCGGCACAGAATAACTCCCGCGCCCCTTAAGGATTCTGATTTTATATTCGCTACCGTGCAAGACCCGCGTCAATGGCCTTACCTGAAATCATTGCGGGGAAAGTATCCCGGTAAAAAGATCATCGTCGGCGGATCGGCAAGCAGCGCGCCCTACTCTCTCGGCCTGTATTGCGATTGTGTTGTGGTGGGCGATGGGCAAGCCTTCATAAAAACCTTGACCGAATCAGGGTATGAGGCGGCGGTATCTTTGCCGAACATCTGGGTTGAAGCCGAACCAAGGCCCGTAACCATCGATCAAGGTTTCCCGTGGAATCTTCCGCCGATCATGGGAGATAATGGGCACGTAAATATTTTTATATCGAGAGGTTGCAAGAAAAAGTGTTATTTCTGCCAAACCGGATGGGCCTATGATTACCAGGAGACGGAAAATCTCAATCAAGTTTTATCTCAGGTTCAATCCTGTAAGGGGAAGAAAATCACCTATGTCTCAAATGACCTTGGACAATATAGCGGCATAGATTATCTTGATAGTAATGCGGACGGGAGCTACTCCGTCGAATATATCCTGAAAAAGAAAATGCTTCCGAAGGCTCGAGTGGTGCGCCTCGGGGTTGAGGGCGTATCTGAAAAAATCCGGGGAATCATAAACAAGCCCATCAAAAATGATGATCTCTATAATCTCACACTTGCCTTGAATCGGGCCGGAAAATCCGTGAAGTTTTTTATGATGGCCGGATTTCCTTTTGAGACTGCCGAAGACTGGGGGGAATTGAAAGCCTTCATTATGCGCTATCGCCGGAAAGCGCAAAAGGGTACGCTGGAAATTAGTTTTTCCGCATGGATACCGAGCCCATCAACGCCGATGTGCATCCTTCCCCTGAAAAACGATTATTGGGAAAGGTTCACGGCTTTTCGGGAATGGTTTTTTAATGCCGGGTGGTCGAATAAGATCAAACTCCTAAATCTTGCACAGCCTGAAACGCGCCTACAAAGCGCAATGGCGCACATGGGGTTAACTGAAAACGAATTGAGGGAAGGCGGGAAGTGGGGGCCGAATGATCGGATTGAATACCCATTCAAAAAAGCCGTCCATAAAATCGGGGAGAAATTATGGACGGCACTATGAATTACTCAGATATACAAACCTCACCAGTCCGATTAAACAATGCCTTTTCGTTGCTCTGGTTTCTGTCGCGGCTGGCTGCCGCCCTCGATCCGAAAGCGCATTTGCTAAGATCAATACACCCATTCACGCGCCTCCATCCCCACAGCCCCGAATGGAAATCTTGCGCCACAGGAAATTTTTCGTTGAAAGCATCAACCGGCGGCCTTCCGCCCTTCCGCCCGTTCGCGGCGGATGATTTTGCTTTTTTCTCGGATTTCACCCGGCCCATTGCGGCGGCGGCTTGTGATAATGTTTTCATCTTATGCCTCCTTCAAAATTGCGGGCCTCTGTGCTTCCCCCACGATCTGCGCCGCCTCATTACTCAGGCCGTTCGTGCTGCGGTTTTCTTCCAGCTTTTCAGCATCGGAATACATCCCCCGAATTCTCAATTTCGATACCAGCCGATCCAATTCGTACCCTTTCGTGAAATTCATAGCCAATCCTCCTTTGGTTTATTTTCTCTGTTGGCCCTAATATATATCCTATCGTTTGGTTTGTCAAGAGAAATCTTTAAAAATGATTACGAAAGAAATCAACACGTTACGCGAAAAGGTGAAAATAAATGGATGAGGTGATGAGATGAGAGGCGGAGCAAGGCCCGGCAGGATAGCCTCCCTGAAGCCATCTATCCCTACCCTGGATACCCGGAGGGGTGCGCCTGTTGCGGTGCCAAGGATCAGGGGAAGCGAGCTTACGAGGATCAGGGAGCGGATAGCCATCAGGGATGGGTACCAGTGTCGGAAGTGCGGACGGGTGACGGTGCATGGCGAGGTTGATCATATCGTGCCGTTATATTCAGGAGGACGCGAGAGCGATGAGAACAGGTGGTGGCTGTGCCCTGATTGCCACCGTGTTAAAAGCGAACAGGAAGAGAAGGGAAGGATATGAACAGCAACGAGCGCGAAAAGAAAAGGCGCGATTCCCTATCTGATTCAATGGTCAAGAAGACCATCTATATTCAGGGCAAAGGCAATATCAGATATAGCGACATCACGCCCGAGATGATCGAAGTAAAGAGGGCGGCGATCATGGCACATAGGAAGCACAGGGTTGAGGGATCAGGCCCCTCATGTAAGGTCTACTTCCCGACCTGCAAGGTGTGCGGATGCGTCTTTACTGCAAGGCAAAGCACCGCCCTTACATGTTCCCCTGAGTGCCGGCAAGAGAAGGCCCGTAGGTATTCCCTGAGAAGGGATAGCGCAAAGAAGCAATTAAAAGAGAGGCTATGTACGGAATGCGGCAAGCCATTTGTGTCCGAATACGGCAACAAGCGAAGGGCATTCTGTTCAACGCTATGTGCATGTAGGCATGATCTACATGACAGGCATGATAGGCAAAGGGCACGGAAGTATGGTGTTGTCTATCAGTACATCAATCCCAAGAAGGTATTTAAACGTGACGGGTATCGATGCCAGATATGCGGCAAGGCTACACCAATGAGCAGGCGTGGCACATGCTATCCAAACGCACCGGAGCTCGACCATAGGATTCCGATATCGAAAGGTGGTGGTCATGTGTATGACAATGTGCAATGCGCTTGCCGCTCTTGTAATGGGAAGAAATCAAACCATAGCGAAGCGGGACAGGTTTCATTATTCACAATAGAAACAACAACATACCGGGGGCGGCTCCGATCTTTGGGGATCTGAGGTCAGCGTAACCGCATGGTTACCCATTCGCAGAATTAATTCCCCGTTTGGTTTTCTCGTTTCCCGAAAAACCAAACCCAAGAGGAGGTATAGATGAAAATTGAAATAAAAACGGTCAAGTTGAGTGAAATAAAAATCAATCCAGAAAACCCAAGGCGGATATGCAACCAGGAGATGGACCGCCTCGTAAAATCCCTGACCGACTTCCCCGATATGCTCAACATCCGGGAGATCGTCGTGGACGAAACCATGACCGTCCTGGGCGGCAACATGCGCCTCATGGCCCTCCGGAAGACCGGGGCGAAGGAAGCCACGGCCAAGATCGTCCGGGGCCTCACGGACGCACAGAAACGGGAATTTGTCATAAAAGACAACGGTTCCTTCGGGGAATGGAACTTCGATCTACTGGCCAACGGGTGGGCCGACCTCCCCCTTGTCGATTGGGGTGTGGATCTTCCTGAGGATTGGCTGTCCTCGACTGCCCCAGATGGCACCGCCGACGCCGAGCCTCAGATTGACCGGGCGGAGGAGTTGAACAAAACGTGGAAAGTCAAGGCGGGCGACCTGTTCCAGATCGGCACCCATCGCCTCCTCTGCGGCGATTCAACGAAGGCGGAGGACGTGGCGCGGGTTATGGGGGGAGAGAAGGCCCTTGTCTTTTCCGATCCGCCCTATGGTGTGTCAATCGTCAGCACCGACAAAACCACGGGCTCCATCGGATTCGGCGGAAAGCTTGGTTTTGTCGGTGCTGGCGGAATGGTTCCGGTAAATGCCTATCATCCCATCATCGGGGATGACACGACGGCGACAGCGGAGGGGTTTTATAAAGCCTGCCTTGATGCCGGGATGAATGATTTTGTTTTGTGGGGCGGGAATTACTTCACAGCCTTCTTGCCCGCCTCTCCCTGCTGGCTGATATGGGACAAGCGGGAGGACATCCCATCAAACAATTTTGCGGACTGTGAAATCGCATGGACGAGCTTCGATAAACCGTCGCGGATTTATCGGCACCTTTGGAGCGGGTTGCTTCGAAAGGGCAACCGGAAGGATGAGCTTATAGGCCGGGTGCATCCAACTCAAAAACCCGTCGGCCTTGCGGTCAACATCATGCAGGACTTTCCGTCTGACATTTACTTTGACGGCTTTCTCGGCAGCGGATCGTTTATGGTGGCGGCGCAAAATGTCGGCAAGCGAATGTATGGGATTGAGATGGACGCCTCATACGCGGCAACAGTCCTCCAGCGCATGACCGACGCCTTCCCGGGCATAGAAATCAAGAGGATCAAGGAGTGACACCATGAGAGGCGGATGGAGACCAGGCGGCGGAAGGCCGAAGGGAGTGAAGGACAAGGCGCCGAGGAAATCCCGCAAACCGGAACCGACCGAGGCGGAAAAGACCCGGCAGATGCTGGCGATGGGGATCAAGGCGAAGGCCCGATTTTATCAGGATTACCTTTTACGGTGCAGCCGGGGCGAAAAGCTGACGGTATCCGAGCAGAAGATGATGGAGAAGCTCGGGGCGGAGCTGGAGGCCGAGGTGGGGGAGAAGCCGCCGGCGGCACTCGAGATCGGGGAGAAATTGCAGCCCCTCGATTTCATGCTGCAGGTGATGAATGACCCGAAAGAGGATAAGGAACTCCGGGCGAGGATGGCAGTGGCCGCCGCCCCCTTCTGCCACCCCCGAAAAGGTGAGGGCGCCGGGAAGAAGGACGAGAAAAACGACCGGGCCAAGGCCGCCGGATCGGGTAAGTTCGCGGCCAGCGCGCCGCCTCTCAGGGTGGTTAAGTGATGTCTCACAGTACGGCCTGTAAAGATTGGGAATCCCGGATCATGGCGGGTGAATCACTGACCCCTCCGCCCATATTCCCGGACGAGGCGGCGGCCGGCCTTGCCGTATTCAAGGAATTGCGGCTTGTTGACGTGCTTAACCGCCCGACGTTGGCAGAAACCGGAAGACCGTGGATATTTGATTTTGTGAGTTCCGTTTTCGGCGCCTATGATGCCGAATCCGGGCGGCGGTTAATCTCTGAATTTTTCCTTTCCGTGAGTAAGAAAAACTCGAAAAGTACCCTTGCGGCGGCGCTCATGATGGTAATGCTGATAAGAAACTGGCGCGACTCCGCTGAATTTCTTATCCTTTCGCCGACTGTGGAGATCGCCGGTAATAGCTTCAATCCCGCAAGGGACATGATAAAGGCGGATGAAGAGCTTTCCGATTTATTCCTTGTCCAGGAGCATTATCGGCAAATCACGCACCGGGGGACGGGGGCGACTCTCAAGGTTGTAGCTGCGGCCAATGAGACAGTGGGAGGGAAGAAGGCCACGGGGATACTCCTTGACGAATGCTGGGTGTTCGGCAAGATGGCCAACGCTGAAAACATCCTCCGGGAGGCTTGCGGCGGACTCGCCTCACGCCCGGAAGGGTTTGTTATTTGGCTGACGACGCAGAGCGACGAAGCACCCGCCGGGATCTTCAAGCAGAAGCTGGACTATGCCCGCGGCGTCCGGGATGGCCGGATTGACGACAACAGCTTTCTGCCCGTCTTGTACGAAATGCCCGAGTCCATCCTGAAAGAGAAAAAGCACCTGGAGCCGAAATTCTGGTTTGTCACCAACCCGAACCTGGGCGCGTCGGTCGATGAGGCTTTCCTTTCCCGTGAGTTCAAGAAGGCGGAAGAGGCGGGCGACGAATCGATGCAGGGCTTCCTGGCCAAACACCTGAACGTGGAGATGGGGCTTTCCCTCCGGTCCCAGCGATGGGCCGGCGCCGACTTCTGGGAAGCTGCGGCCGGTCACCTCCAAGATCCTCCCGTGATCGTCACTTTCGAATACCTCCTTAAGCACTCCGAAGTCATAGAAAACGGGATTGACGGCGGCGGTCTCGACGATCTCCTGGGGTATTCTGCGCTCGGGAGGGAAATTGATACAGGACGCTGGCTCCTATTCACCCGCGCATGGTGCAACCCGATTGCCCTAGAGCGCCGGAAATCCGAGGCGGCCCGGTATCGGGACTTCGAGAAGGACGGCGACCTGATCATTGTGGAAGAGATCGGCCAGGACATCCGGCAGTGCGGGGAGATCGTGCGGCGGTGTGAAGCGTCCGGACTCCTTGACCGGATCGGAGTTGATCAGGCGGGCATCGGGGCCATCGCGGACGAGATCGAGGCGGGCGATGAAAAGGGCGATGGGGCGATCGAGCATGAGCGGATCGTCGGCATACCCCAGGGGTGGCGGCTCAACGGTGCGATCAAGACGCTTGAGCGAAAGGTGGCGGAGCGGTCGCTGATCCACGGCGGACAGGCGCTCATGGCCTGGTGCGTCGGAAACGCGAAGGTGGAGCCCCGGGGGAACGCGATCAGCATCACGAAACAGGCGAGTGGTACCGGGAAGATCGATCCGCTTATGGCGACGTTCAACTGCGTGGCGCTGATGGCCATGAACCCAGAGGCGCGGGCAGGAAAAACGGTTTACAAGGGCATGACGGCCGACGAAATGAAGGCGAGGATGACACTTTAACCGAAAGGAGAATTGAAAATGGGAGAAGCAGTACGAAGAATGGCGGCGGGCGGTCCACAGTTCCAGCAACTCAAACCCGGCCAACAGTTCCAAATCGACCTCAAGAACGCAACCCCGAAAGTCTGCGAATGCGGCAGCGAGTTTTTCACCCCGGCCGTGAAGCTCTTTACCGTCTCCGCCCTGGTATCACCGACGGGCATAGACATGGTGGCGCAACAGCCGGTGTTGGTGTGTATGGGTTGCAAGAAAGTCGCCTGAGGGTAACGCTTTTCGGGGGCGCGCATCGTTCACGCGCAGAAGGAGAGCCATGACTGACATCCTGATCGGCTGGAAAGAAATATCGACCTACTTGCGCGTGAGTGAAAAGACCGCCGTTCGATATCAGAAAGAGCGGGGCCTCCCCGTGGAGAAAGATCCGGCCGGCCACCCCATAATCAAGAAAGATCACGCCGATGAATGGCGTTTGAATGCCGCGAATCCCTGACGTGTCCGCTTTTGTCCTATTTTGACCGTCTTTGTCCGTTGCGACAAATCTTATTAATCTGCCATTATCCCATCAAAAGAGCAATCCCATATTTTTTGACAGTAATTCTCGGAAAGTGAGCACGGTATGAGGAAGTGAGCCTTGTCTCCATACTCAAAACGATTAAATCCCGGATCAGTGCGGCATGGGCGGCGCTCGACATCCGGGATTTGCTCGTTTACGGGGGGCTCCTCTCCATCGGCTATGGCCTCTATCAGTTCCGGCCGTGGCTCGGCTGGACGGCATTCGGCGTCGTCTCGATGCTCCTGGGGCTCGGCTGGCTCTTTAGGGTGAGGAAATAATGGGCGGCAGTATAGCGGCAATGGAAAAACGCATGGCGATGGGTCCCACGGATGATTCCTGGTACACCCCCGGCGGCATGTTCTATGGCGGCCCCGGGACGAAAACCAAGTCCGGCTCCTCCGTCTCTGAATTCAACGCCATGCAGCTTGCCGTGGTCTGGGCCTGTATCAAGATCCTGTCCGAGGACTCCGCCTCTCTCCCCCTCCACCTCTACCGGCGGCGCAAGGGCGGCGGGAAAGACCGCGCCTGGGCCGACGACCGTTATTTCCTCCTTCACGATCAGCCGAATCCCGAAATGACAGCAATGTCCTTTCGGGAATCCTACGCCTCGCACCTTCTTTCGTGGGGGAACGGGTATGCCGAAAAGGAAAGAACCGGCGGCAGGATCAACAAAGTCATCGCCCTCTGGCCGATCACCCCGAATCGCGTCACCGTCAAGCGGGATGAAAAAAGGAAGCTCGTTTATGCCGTGAACATGAGCGGCTCGAATCTTCAAAACGTCACCCTCCCGAAAGAGAACATCTTGCACACTCCCGGCCTGAGTTGGAACGGCCTTGTGGGCTACTCCCCTATCGCGGCAGCGCGGGAATCGATCGGCCTTGGCATGTCCCTCCAGGAATACGGGGAACTTTACTTCGGCAACGGAACCCATCCCGGCGTGATTGTTTCCCATCCAGGGAAACTAGGGAAAGACGGCTACGAGAGTATGAAAAATGCTCTCATGGACGCTTATAGCGGTCTCGGGCAGTCTCACCGCCTGATGCTCCTGGAAGAGGGGCTCAAGATGGAGAAGGTGGGAATCCCGAACAACGAAGCGCAGTTCCTTGAGTCCATGAAATACAACAACGTAGACATCGGGACCCGGATCTATCGCCTTTTCCCCCAGCAGTACGGAGAATACGACAAAGCCAGTACCTACGCGAGCGCGGAGCAGTTCGCCATTGACTATGTGACAAAGGTTCTCCGCTCCTGGTTGGTCCGCCTTGAGCAATCCTATAACATGAGCCTCCTGGACCCGTCCGAGTACGGCGTCTACTTTTGGGAGCACAACATCGAGGGGCTCCTCCGGGGCGATATCGCAGCCCGGTATGCCGCCTATGTCATGGGCAAGCGCAACGGCTTCTTGAATGCCGACGAGATCCGGGATCAGGAGAACCTCAATCCGATCCCGGATGGTCTCGGGCAGGAATACATCGTCGAGAAGAACATGATCGGCGTCGGCGATCTCGGGCAAGACCTTGCACAACCGACGCCGCCCAAACCGCCGCCGGTGACGCCATGAAACCGAACTATGAAAAAGCTATCCCGCCTAAATACGAAACTCGGAAAGAAGGAAAAGACGGGAAGGAGGCGAAAGATGCCAGAAAAAAGAAAGAAAGACGAAGTTGAGCGCCGGTTCTTCCCAGTGACGGAGCTGCGGGCGATCACTGATGATACCGGTCTCCGGCATATCACCGGGTATGCCGCTGTCTTCGATTCCCTCTCCGAAGACCTCGGGGGGTTTCGGGAGAAGATTGACAAGGGCGCCTTCAAAAAGTCGATCAAGAAAGACGACGTGCGGGCGCTGAAAAACCACAACACGGATTATGTGATTGCCCGGACCAAAAGCGGAACGCTGAAGCTCTCCGAAGATGAACGTGGCCTGAAGATCGACGCCGCGCCGCCTGACACTCAATGGGCGAAGGACCTCATGACGTCCATCGACCGGGGCGACATCGATCAGATGTCTTTCGGCTTTCGGACCGTCAGCGACCGATGGGAGACTCAGAACAAGGAAGAGATTAGAACCCTGATGGAAGTGAAACTCTTCGATGTTTCCCCCGTCACGTACCCGGCTTACCCGGACACAGAAGTGGGGCTTCGGTCCCTTGAAGAATATAGGAAAACCGCCTCCCCGTCAAACGGCGATGGCGGGGGCGGGCTCGATCCGGCGATCATGAACGGCCTGCTTGCGGCAGAAGAAGAAGAACTTAGATTGAAAATCAACGGTTAAAAGGAGGTAACAAGATGAATCCCTATCAGAAACGCATGAAGGACGCCCTTGATAAGATGGAGGCAATCCGCAAGAAAGCCGAAACCGAAAAGAGGGCAATGACCGCCGAAGAACTTACCCAGCGGGAAGTGCTCGCGGCGGAGTACAAGGCGGCGGACGCGGAATGGAAATCCATCCAGACCGAAGAGGAGCTCCGGGCGCAGGCATATGGCGAAGGAGGCGGCGCTCTTACGGTCGAGGGCGATCCGGTTGTCGCCATCCCCGACGCTCCTATCTATCGCGGATCGGCAGCATCCGCCCTGGGGCAGCAGCTCCTGGACGTTCGCACCATGGGCCGCCCCGATAACTTCGCGAAGAGCGAGGTTTCCGGCGCGCGCGCCCGTCTTGAGCAGACCGAGAAGCGCAACCAGGTGCAGCTCGAAGCGCAGGCCAAGAAGGAAGGCCGGGCAGCCGGGACCGGCGGCTTCACCGTCGGCATTCCCTCGGAAGGCGGTTTCTTCCTCCAGGGCGAGACCTCCGTCGACCTCATGACGGCGGGGTTCAACAACAGCGAAGTCCTCTCCCGTTGCGCCTCCCGTACTCTCTCGGCCGGGACTCAGTTCGTTGAGATCATCGGGATCGATGAGTCAAGCCGGGCCGATGGGTCCCGCGGCGGAGGCGTCCGCGTCTATACCACGGCTGAACTCGCGGCCATGACGCAGAGCAAGACGGTTTTCAACAAGCTCCGGATCGAACCGAAGAAGTTGACCGGCCTCTATTATGCCTCCGGGGAAATGATCAAAAACGTCACCTTCCTCGGGCAGGAAATGCGGCAGCTGTTCGGCGAGGAATTCGCCTTTAAGTGTCAGAACCTCGTGATCCGCGGGACCGGCGCCGGCGAGGCCCTCGGCATCCTGGAGGCCCCGTGCCTGATTTCCCAGGCGAAGGAGACCGGGCAGAAGGCCGACACGATCCAGACGGAAAACATCCTCAACATGGAAAAGAACCTCTGGAACGAAGGCCCGTCGTGCGTCTACTTGGTGAACCGGGAGACGAAACCCCAGCTGTCCGTCCTGTCCATCGCAGTCGGCACCGGCGGCGTCCTCGCCCCGCTCTACAAGAACGACTTTTACAACGGCAAGCGGATGAGCACCCTGAACGGCTTCCCCTGCATCACCATCGAGCAGGCCTCTGCCCTCGGCGACAAGGGCGACATCATCCTCGCCGACCTCAGCCAGTACATCACGGCGAACAAGGGCGACATCAACGAGGCGATGAGCATCCATGTGATGTTCCTGTACGACCAGGAGACCTACCGCTTCATCTACTACTTCGATGGTCAGCCCAGGTGGGCGCAGTCCGTCACGCCTTACAAGGGCGCAAGCGGCGCGAAGGTAGGCCCGTTCGTCACCCTGGCGGCCCGGTAACCATTAACCATGCAGGCCAGGGAGAAATCCCCGGCGTTAACGAAGGAGGATAAAACAATGCTTACACCCGAAACCTACCCGATCATCCTGGGCCATGAGCCCATCGCGGCGTCTTCCATCGCCGACACGTCGGATGCCATTTGCCTAAGAGACGCCCGCGGCGTCCTGATCACCGTCCTTTTTGCGGTCAACAGCGATTCCGACTGGACACTGAGCGTCCATGAAGGCGCAACTGCGGCAGTCGCGGCGGCGGGAACCTACGAACTCGCGTCGACCTTCCCGATATGGGTCAACTATGACGCGGCGGCATCGGATGCCATGGTGCGGCAGACCGACGCGGCCACCCTAGTGGTTGACACCGGTGTCTACGCCGGGAAACTCATCGTGGTGTGCTTCTATGTTTCAGCCGACAAGCTGACCAGCGGCCGGCCGTGGATTGCCCTCGGCGCATCCGGCGGCGGGACCGGCCTCGCGTCGGTTCTCTATCAGCTCGACGGCGCCCGGTATCAGCAGGCAACTCCGCCGACAGAGATCGCGTAAACCAATAACTGGGGCGGCCTGAAAAATGGCCGCTCCATCTCTCAAGGAGGAAAAGAGAATGAGAAATTACTCCCAATCGACCCGTGAAGTCATCAGCGACATGGTGATGGGGATGCACGTTCAAACCACCGGGGGCGTCCTTGTCGCGGCTAATTTCACCACGGGCGGCACGCAGACGGAGCTCTTTACGATCGTCGGACGGATTGCGGTCATGGGGCTCTTCATCGAACTGACGGCCGCGGCCGACGCGAACGCGACTCAGGTCGCTTTCAACGTCACCTATACGACCCCGGTCATCGCTGTCAACGCCATGTGCGGAAAGTGCGCTTCCATCGCCAACCTCGGAGCATACGGCCGCATCGTTTATGTAGGCGGGGCTGTCGCCACTGCTGCCGTCATCACAGATTCGGCAGGACTCAGCGACGTGGAGCAGGCGGCAAAAAAGGCCATCCTCGGCGGGGTTTCCGCGGCCGGAGTTTTGACGGTCGGTTCCATCGGGATGATCGCCTCCGATGCTACCCAGGCGGCAACCATCGCGGCCACGGCGCACCTGTTCTATGTCGGGCTCTCAGCCGGTGCCTACGCAGAAGCCAAGCTCTAAACCCCGTGGGCGGGGAGGTTTGCCTCCCTCCGGCCTCCTCGCCCCCTCATGAGGATAGAACCATGAAACGAACCATCTTGATAATTGCCCTGGCCCTGGCATTGCTCTTTCCATCCTCCTCATTATGGGCCGCGACTCCGGGAAGTTGTACGCAGACGCCTCTTAACTACACTCCCGGGGGAATGTTTAAAGTAACGCTGGCCTGTTCCGGGTCGCCCGACGATGGGGCAATCCCGAACACGGCTATCGCCACAGCGACGATAACAGCATTGACCGGCATGTACTACCTCTACGCCGTCTCTGCCTATCCAACAGCCGGCGGCACCGCCCCGGACGCAGCCGATGTTTTCATCTTGGACGCCAACGGAGAAGACCTCCTCGGGTCGACAGACGGCGGAACCACGGCGAACAAGGGGGCGAACTTGATTCATGCGACCCTCAAGAAAACGACGCTGCCCTATAGCCATTATCTGAGTATGCACTACTTTCCGCCGATCCTGGGCACGTTAACGCTGAAGGTCTCGAATCAGGCGACGAACAGCGCAAACTATACCATCGAGCTGGTATTCGTGAGATGAAAACGGCGGCGGCGAAATTGAAAGAACAGTCGACAAAGGAAAAGCGGCAGCGACGGAAGAAGAGGAAAAAGCGATGATCCTCAAGCAATATCTGGCCCCGGCCATCGAACCCGTCAGCCTCCAGGACATAAAGGAGCATTTGAGGTTAGACAGTGGAAGCCTGTCTGACAACCTCTCCCCTCTCCAGTCCATCGTTCCCGGAAGCCATGCCGTGACGGTCGGCTATGCCCTCCTTGGCACCTATGCCGATGTCCTCGGTTATCAGGCGGTGGTCATCCTGGACAGCGGCACGAACGCAGCCACGGGCACGCACGACTTGAAGATCCAGGAATCCGACGACCATACGACATGGACCGACTGGACCGGCGGCGCCTTCACTCAGGTGACCACGGCAAACGACAACGCGATTCAGAAAATCTCCTACACCGGCGCGAAGCAGTATATCCGGGTGGTCTCGAAGGTGCTCCTTGCAGCGTGTGAGTTCGGAGTGCAGGTGGTCAAATATGCCGGGGACACGACAGAGGATACCATACTCGCAGCTATGATCACAGCCTCCCGGCAACAGGTAGAGGCAATCACCCGGCGGGCCTTGATCATGCAGACATGGGATGCATGGCTTGATTCATTCCCGGTCAAGGATCACATTGACCTGCCCTTTGGGCAACTCCAAAGCGTGACATCCCTAGCCTATACCGACAGCACCGGGACCGTGACGACTATGACCGTGACGACGGACTACATTGTCGACGATGATTCGGATCCGGGCCGGATCGTTCTTCCCTATGGCGTCTCCTGGCCATCGGCGACCCTTCATCCGGTGAATCCGATAGCAATCCGGTTTGTATGCGGCTTCGGAAGTAATGCAAGCGACGTACCCGCCGCCATTCGCACCGCTATAAAAATGTTAGCGGAGGATTTGTATAACAATCGAAGCGCGACGAATACACAGGCGGCGGGGAATGTGATGGAGAATAAGGCGGTCATGAGCTTGCTCTGGCCCTATCGGATTTGGAGCTTCTGAGATGCAGAGCGGGGATTTGCGACACAGAATTGAACTCCAATCGCAGACCCGGACCCCGGACGGCGGCGGCGGGTTCGTGGTTGCCTGGGCTGTTGTCCACACCGTCTATGCTTCGATTTGGCCGCTCAAAGGCGAGGAATCACTTGAAGGCGGGCGCACAATAGCCGCCGTTACTCACCGCGTCCGAATCCGTTTCCGCCGGGGCGTGAAGGCTTCAATGAGGATCCGGGATCTCTTCTCCGGGAAGTATTTTTCGATCATCACGGCTCCGATCGACCTGGGGGACCGGCACGAATACCTTGAAATGATGGTCAAGGAGACGACGGCATGACAAAAGCCGAGCGCACCGGATTAGCGACCTTCTTTAACGCCACCGTCGCCGGGGTGCATAATGATTTCTGGATTGACGTGAACGGGCGGCTTTTCTGGAAGAAGGCTCCGGCGGGGACCTCTCTGGCAGATGGACCCTATGCAATCTTTTTCAGCGCGTCGGATGTTAATGAGGACACATTCACCGAGGAGATCCGGGACGATTTCATCCAGTTCTCCCTTTTCTCCGGGGAGTCAAGCGACGACAAGATCCTCGACATGGATGAGCACCTTACCGCTCTATTGAACGGGAAAACATACGCGATCACCGGCGCACGGGTGACGATGTTGAGGCAACAGGGGAATGGTCCGGTAGCGGTTTCCGAGGCAACCGAAATGGGAACCGAGGAATACAGTCAAACCGACGTTGATTACAAATTTTCGATTCAACCAACATTCTAGGAGGAACATATCATGGGAAACGTAAACAGGAAACTCGGTGTAAATGCGGCAATCATTCTGAAATTCGGGGATCAGAATCAGGCGACCGTCAAGGGTATCAACCAGCTCACCCTCCCCGCCCTGACAAGATCGAAAATCAAAACGGAGGAGTTCGGGGTTGACTTCGCCGTGAACGATGCGGGCGGTGGAGAGCATGGTGATATCGCCTACTCCGGAAACATGGTTTTTGGCGATACGAAGGGACAGGATCAGCTCCGGACCTATCTCAAAAACAACACAAAGTTTACCGATGCGCGGGTCTATATCGATACCGTCACCGGAGATTTCCTGGCGGCCGATACGGTCAACGATCCGGAGGCGGGTTTCCAGGTGCTTTCCCATACGCCCGGAGGGGTCAATAAAAACGGCACCTATTCCTTCTCTGGTTCATGGTGCGTCAACGGCCTATACGTGATCGCGGGAATCCACAAGACCGACGTGGCGACCCCTACAATGGCTTTCGTGGCCGCAGGCGGCGGGAATGCCACCATCACGGATTCCGCCAGCGGTTTCGTCACGGCGGGATTTGTGGCCGGGCAGACACTTTTTGTCGACGGGTCAACCTCTAACGACGGCATTTACACCATCAAGACCGTCGCGGCAGGAACGCTCACCCTTGACGACGGCCAGTCGCTTAGTTCTGAAGCGGCCCTCGCAACCACGTCTCTCCACGCTGGAACCCTGTAAACGGCCATCGGCCAGAAAGAAAAGAGTGAAGAGTCATGATCGTTGACCTGAAAGAAAAAGAAGAATCCGGATCGTTCGACCTGAAGGGCGGAGGGAAAGTTCACCTCCGCCTCAGAAGCGAGCAGGATGAAAAAGAGATCCGGGCGGCATGTGTGACGACTACGGCGGAATACCCTTTCCTTGATGGGAAGTACCAGCGGTTCGAGGTGGAGAAAACCAACACGGAACTCTATGTCGAAATGTGCTGGGACAAGAACATCACCGGGTGGGAAGGGGTACTTGAAGATAAAAAACCGGTCCCCGTCACGAAGGAAAACAAGATCCTTCTGATGAGGAAATCTCTTCCGTTTCAGGAGGCCGTCACGAACGGATTGAAGGCTCTCCAGGAGGCATCAAGATCCAGGACGGAGCGAGCTGAAAAAAACTCCTTACCTTTGCCGTCTGGCGCTGTTGCATAGGGCGGCAAGGGTGTGACGAATGCAGGTCTACCTATGAGGCGCAAAATACCCGTCTCCCTGGGGAAAAAGAGACTCCCCGCGTCGAACCTCCATGCAAGACCTGCAAGCCGGACGACCTCCTTGAATGCAATTTCCCCGTGATGGAGGTTTGGGACCGCTGCGGAGATGAGTGGATCACGGCGGGGGCGAATGGGATCAAGATAGCGATATCGGGGCCATCGATTGAGGCGGCAATGAACGTCACGGGCATTAGGGGGGAACAGGCACGGGCGGGAATGTTCGACAAAATAAAGATGGTCAGCCGAGCTGTGGCGGGGGAACTTTTTCAGGAACGAATGAATCAGGCGGAGAAGTAAGGTCCGGATATGCCGGATGTGCTTTTTCCACTTTCTGGACGAGGGGCGGGAGTAATGGCGGAAGTTAAACTCAACTTCGCACAATATGATGAGATGCTAGCAAATGCCAGCCTGGACCGCATGATGACGGCGGCAGGCGTTCTCCAGACAAACATGATTCTCAAGTGCAAGAAAAGTTATACGAACCGCCGTCCTGTCTACAAAAAAGGCCCCTATGCCGGGCAGATTTATACTGCTCGCGATATGGACATCATGGCAAAGACGATCCGTGTTGTTTCAAAAAAGGTCGGCGGCCTGCATGGAAAAATAAACGTCCGGGTATATGCCGGTAATTTCAAAACATGGTGGGCATTGCAAATGGAATATGGGCGTGGGGCATGGAAGGGCGGAGCCCAGCCGTTCATGCGGCCTGCAATCAGTGGGTCTAAATCTCAGATTCAGGTGGTTCTCGAAACCGGCCACGGGGAGACACGGTAATGCCCGGTAATCCAGTCGGAACGATGTTTGTTGAGCTTGACCTGAATGCTGCAAAGTATGTCCAGAAGCAGCAGGATATCCTGGAAAGCGGCAAGATCACCGCAAACAAGCTGGAAGAGCAATACAAAAATCTTGGCATAAAATCTGCCGATCACTTTGACCTTCTCAGGCAGAAAGCCGAAAACTCCTACGCTCTCATTAAGAATGCCGGAACGTCATCCGCTGGCGACATTACTCGCGCTCACACGGCGATGACCGAAAAGATCACCTCCCTAAATGAGCAGCAGTTCGGCAAATCAATCACCTCAATAGGTTTCTGGAAAGATCACTGGATTTCCGCCACGGTTGCCATCGGCGCAGCCATGGTGGTCATAAGCAAGGCCGGGGAGTACATGGAGATCGGCGCGAAAGCACAGCAGGCCGCCGAATCCTTTGACCTTGTCGGAAAGTCGGCCGGTTATTCGGCAGATCGGCTTGACAATTTCAAGGAGCGCATGTCCGCCGCCGCCGCTGGGACCGTTGACGACTCCGACATTATGCAGAAGGCCGTCAAGGGCATGGTTCTCGGGCTCTCTGATGATCAGATGGTCGGTATCATGGAAGCCGCCCGGATCTCCGCCCGTGTCGCCGGGGAGGATGTCAAGACAGCTTATGAGAAGATCACGGACGCGATTTCAACCGGGATGCCGAAAGCCCTCCGGCAGTATGGACTCGTAAGCAAGGAAGAGGCGGTTATCGTCAACGCAGCCCTGAAAGCAGGGGTAGAGGGAATTGACCTTTACCGGATCGCCATGACAAACGCCTCGATCCAAGCGGCGAAGTTCGGGGAGGTCCACGACACAGCGGCGGAGAAGATACAGCGGCATAGGGCAATCCTCAATGAAGCAAAGGAGACGGTTGCGCAATGGGCGCTTGCCGTAGCCGCCTCCACCATTCAGTATCTGACGCATACAGAAAAGCAGCTCCTCATTATGGATGGCATGAGGAAACAGAAAGAGCAAGGCGCTGCCGCCGATATGGAGGATGCGGAAAACGGTATCGCAATGCAGGAGCGGTCAAAGGCCCTTTATCTTACCGGGATAAAGGAAAAGACTGAAGCCGCGAAAGGGGCAGAGGCGGAACGGAAGAGGATCGAAGCGGAGGAAAAGAAGGCCGCCGAACTGCTCAAGAAAATGCAGAATGACAGCACCGCTGCCTACATCAAGGGCGTCGATGAAGAAATAGAGGTCAACGAAAAGGCTCTCCGCGAAGAGGCGGCAGAGCAGAAAAAATACTGGAACGATGTCGACAAGCTCCGCGAAGACAGCTTGAAAGACTACCTTCTTGGCCTCGAAAAAGAAACTGAGGAAGTCGGAAAGGCAATGAACGAGCAATACTTCGCGGAGAAGAAAGCCACCGCCGACCGCCTCACTGCCGAGCGTGACCTTTATAAAGATCTTCGGGGCTACGACGATCAGTATTATGAAGCATCACAAGCCTTGATTGCTTCTCAGGCCGCAGAGTACCGGAAAAAGGGGATCGACGAGATCGCCGTTGCTGCGTGGGTCGCTCAGGAGACGGAAAAGCAGGCCATTCGCAAGGCCAAAGCCGAAGGCGATTTCATGGCCGGTGTCAACGCCGGGTTCATCGAAATGCAGAACAACGCCATGACCTTCGGGAAGGCTGGGTATGAGGTCTTCAATACCCTCGCCACAACCTCACAAAAGACCATGTCGGATGTTCTATTCGACGGGATAAAGACCGGCACGATTGACACGGAAAAGATCTGGACAACCTTCTCTGACAACATGCTCCGTAAGTTCACGGATATTGTCGGGCAGATGGTAGTTGACGCTGCGGCGAAGGACATCGCCCTGGCCTTCCAAGCCAACTGGACGGCAGACAGCTCGGCGGTTCTCGGGTTGCTCAACAAGGTGTGGGATCTGGGAAGCTCTTTGGTCGGAGGTAGCGGGGCCGGTTCGGTAGGCTCCGACGTTGGGGATTGGGCGGCAGGCGCAGGCGGCTATGGCAGCCATGCGACCGGCCTTAATTATGTGCCTGCTGACAATTACCTTGCCAATCTGCATGAGGGCGAGGCGATTCTGACGAAAGAGCAAGCCGATATGTGGCGGCGCACGAGTGGCGATGCGGCATTTACGAAAAGCAATCTTGCCGCGGCAAGTGCTTTCATCCGCTCCGGGGCATTCGCCATGGAATCAGCAGGCGCTTACCAGGAATGGCAAACCAGCCCCTACGGTCCGATGGCAGAAGGCCGAGGCGATCAGTCATTCGTCAACCCGGTCAATCCACTTATCTTTTCAGCGCAATTCGAGGGGGAGAATGATTATGTAATCCGATACCGCGACGGAAGTGTCCAGCATTTAGATATTTCTGATTCAAACAATACTTTCTCAAGTAGATACGGGGCGGGGATCGTCCAGACGGTCGGGCAGGCGATAATGTCATATGTGAATCCATTGGTCGGCGCGGCCAATGCGTATCTTTACTCGGCCTCTCAAGGCGGGGAGACCTGGGAAAACACATTGAAGGCCGTCGTTTCCTACTATGCTGGCGAGAGCGCCGGCGGAGGTGCCAGCGGAACGGATACCGGGCTGGCCTCATACGTCGGGAAGGCCGGGTTGGGATATGCTATCAAGGCAGGCATGGGGAGCCTCTTCGGGGGGGGCGCAAGCGGGAGTGGTGGAGGCATCGGCTTTGCCGGGATGGATGACGGGGGTCTCTTCGCCTCCCTCTCGGGCTCCATGGGGGCGATTGCTCCGCAGTCGTCACGGTTCTCGTTTCCGATGTTCGGTGCGAAGAATGGGCTGGACTATGTTCCCTATGACAATTTCCCGATCCTGGCACACAAGGGCGAGAGGGTACAGACGGCGGGAGAGGTGGCGGGGCTGGTTGATGAGATCCGGGCATTACTCCCATATCTTCGCGTCATGGCGAAAACCGGTGTTAAGTTGGCAAGGATCGCGGATTCATTCGATCAGGACCGGATGACAACCGGCATTCTTACGAGGACGGCATGAAGATAATCCGCCCGATAACGATCACCGATGCCATGATGACATCCTCAAATGTCCCCGATGTTGCGGCTATCGGAACAAGTACAACTTCCCTGGCCATTGGAACCGGGTCGAAAACCTTTACCACACAGGCCAGCCTTCCCATCATCGCCGGTGAATGGATGAAGGCAGCGAGTGCTGCGGACAATGCAAATTACATGTATGGGAAGGTAACATCCTATACCGGCACCACGCTTGTGATCAATGTTTCCGTCGTCGGCGGCAGCGGGACAAAGACAGATTGGCAAATCGCTTACGGCTGGGATGTCGGGGCGACCTATCTTGCCGCGGATCGCGCGCAGGTTGCATCAACCCATAAAATCTATGAATCACTGGCTGGCGCGAATGTTGGCCATGATCCGGTTGTAGACTGTGCCCTTGCCGTTCCCCTCTATTGGAAAGAAGTCTCCGCAACGAACCGCTGGAAAGCATTCGACAACAAGGTCGGATCACAGACATCCCAGGCGACCTCGATCACCTACAGGATCACTGCCGGTCTCCAATTTGACAGCATCGCCTTCCTTAACCTCGATGCCGTTTCGGTGCAGGCGGTGCTTACCGATCCGGTTGATGGTGAGGTTTATAATGAAACAGTTGACCTTTTGGCGACGGGTGCCTCCGGAGTTTATTCGATTATCGATTGGTACACCTACTTTTTCAGTAGCGTCATAAAGGCTACGGACTGCGTAATGTTCGACATTCCGCCCTATCTCAATGCCGTACTCGATATCACCATCACCTATACGGGCGGCACGGCAAAGGTGGGGGGGATCATGCTCGGGCTGAAAACGACTATTGGCAATACCCTTTATGGCGTCGGGGTTGGGATTCGGGATTATTCCCAAAAAGAGGCGGATGATTACGGCGTCTATTCGATTGTTGAAGGGCCGTTCTCAAAGCGAATGAGTGTCGACATGACGATGGTGAATACCATCATCGATGAGGTTTCCCGGCTGTTCGCCATGTATCGCGCCATTCCTATCGTTTGGGTTGCCGATGAATCGTATTCGTGCCTCATCATTTACGGGTTTTTTAAGGACTTTGAAATCGTGATTCCGGGACCGGTAAAATCAGAATGTAGTCTTGAGATTGAAGGCTTAACATAGGAGGCCCATCATGCCAATATCAACACCCCCTACCCCGCCAAGCAGAAGCGCACCGTCCACGTTTTCTACTCTTGCGGATGCGTTCCTCGCGTGGTGGGTAAATACATTCGTGCCGGAGATCAATGCCGCGATCACGGCTATGAATCTAAACGACACGACGGCGGCCAGCACAACCAGCGTGGCAATAGGAACCGGGTCAAAAACATTCACCGTTGACACGGCGAAGAGTTTTCAGCCCGGCATGAGCGTGATGATCGCTCACGATTCCTCGAACTGGATGCACGGGCAAATAACCTCCTACAATACAGGGACCGGGGGATTAATAGTCAATATCTCGAACATCATGGGCAGCGGGACGGAGGCCACCTGGACGGTGACGTTATCGGCTCCGGTCAACGCGATGGCTTCCTCCACCTCCGCCTCCGGGGTGATTGAGATCGCCACGAATGCAGAAGCCCTTGCCGGATCGGACACGGCGCGGGCAGTGACTGCAGATGACTTCCTCTATGTGCTTAATACCCTGAATGTCCGCCGCTGGAAAC